CAGCCGACGTATCAGAAGTTGAGGTTGATGAACCTGATTTTGCAAAGATGCTCGGTGATCTTAAGGGATTCTTCTCAGATACACTTGCAAAGGCATCTGAGGCAAACGCAGCTCAAGTTACAACAATCAAAGAGACTGTTGAAACATTCAGCAAGAGCGTAGATACTCGTATTTCAGAATTGGCAGATCAGCATGCAGCACTTTCAAAGGCTGTAGAAGATATCAAAAACACCATCGACACAGTCGAGAAGCGTGTTGACGCAGTCGAATCAGAGACTGCAATTAAGAAGTCCTCGGACCTTGGCGGGTCTCAGGAAGTAGTACAAAAATCGAAATCAAAATGGAACGGTTCTTTCCTCGGTTCCGTAAACGAACTTTTTAACTGAAAAGGTAGGTGAAATAAACAATGAGCAACGAAAACTTAGAAAAAGCAATCGCAGCAAATACAACTGCTAGAGCTACATTCGCTTCCACTACTGGTGGAACAGATGTACACCGTGCTTCCGAAAACGGAAATGGTGGTTTGCTTAATCCAGAACAATCAGCTCGCTTCCTAGACTACATGTTCGACGCAACCGTAATTGGTAAGGTCGCACGTACTGTCCGAATGAGAGCAGATACAACTGAGATTGATCGTATGTCAGTTGGTGAGAGACTTATGACTCTTGCTACTGAAGGAGATAACACTGGTGCAAACGCAGCAGTAACATTCTCTAAGATCTCTCTTACAACAAAGAAACTTCGCTTGGATTGGGAACTTTCAACTGAGTCTCTTGAAGACAACATTGAAGGCGCTGATCTAGAAGATCATATTGCCCGTATGATGGCAACACAAGCAGGTAACGATATTGAAGACCTAGTCCTCAATGGAGATACAGCTAGTGGTACAACTTTCCTAACTGCATTTGACGGTGTAGTAAAGAAGGCAAAGACATCTGGACGTGTTGTTGACGCAGCAGGTGCAGAAGTATCTCGTGCAGTATTCAATTCAGCACTTAAGGCTATGCCACGTAAGTACAAGCAACGTCGTAACGACCTTCGCTTCCTTGCAGGTTCTAACCTAATCCAGGATTTCTTGTACAAGAACAGCATTACTGCTGGTACAGCAAATCCAGAAGATATCGCTTCAAGCGTTATCCGTGGACAGCAAGTAGCACTTGGTGGTCCAGCAGGATTCGTAGCACCATTCGCATTCGGTATTCCGATTGTTGAAGTGCCACTTCTTCCTGAAACACAGACTGGTACACACACAGGAGCATCAGGTTCACACGGTGATATCCACTTGACATTCCCAAATAACGTAGTTATTGGTATCAAGCGTGATGTAACTGTATACCGATTCTTCTGGCCAAAGAAGGACAGCATTGAATATACAATGTTTACTCGTGTTGGCACACAGATCGAGCAGGCAGACTGCTGGGTAGTTGTGAAGAACGTTAAGGTCGCTTCCTAATAAATAGGATTTAGATCTGCTGAAAAGCCCCTAAATTAAATTTTGGGGGCTTTTCCTTTTAATTTAACAATGCTATAATTGAATTACTTAGAGCAAGGAGAATATATGTCATTTGAGACATTAAAAATAGCTGAACTAAAAAAGATTGCCGAAGATTTCGGTGTAGAAATTGACGGGCTTAAAAACAAAACAGATATTATTGCGGCACTCTCAGAAGAGGGAGTAACCTGGTCGGTATATGAAAAGACCCTAGAGAAGTCAGAAGAGGAAGACGATATGGCTACAGAAGTACTAGCAAAGCCAGTAAATAAAAAGGTAAACCCAGAAGATACACTTCTTGTTAAAATGGAAAGACATAACTATAGTTATGAAACCCATGGATTTACATTTACAAAAGAACACCCATTTGTAGCTATGGATAAAGACACAGCACAAGACATTTTTGATAAGGAGGAAGGTTTCAGATTAGCAACCCCTAAAGAGGTTCAGGAATTTTACCACTAATCTAAGCCTTTAAAATGGCAGAGATATTAATTAACTCGCAGTACCCAATAACACACCAAGTGTTTTGGAATGGAGATGTCGCAATTCCAGATGCAGTTCCAACTGTAAAATTGTATGACATTACCAATGATCCAGCAATTAGTCCTGCCATAAACCCAACACATCTACTAACTATTCTTACATCTGTAGCAGATGAAAATAATCCAGGAACATATACAGTATATATTCCTTATCAGTATACAAATAGAAATAAAACACTAAGGTTACAGTGGGAGTACTCAGTTAGCGGCACTGCAGTAATTAGATCTGATGAGGTTTATGTCGTTACTCCATATGTAGACTTTAATCATGTTCAAGACTTAGGCTTTAGTATGGATTCTTCAGACCCTCAGTATAAATCTTATAAAGATTTAATTCGTGCTGAAAGATATGCCCGTAAGCAAATAGAACAATATACTGGACAAAAGTTTCATTTATATGATGACCTATTTATGATTTATGGATATGAATCCGACGTCCTTCCACTTCCTGCAAAAATTCATGAATTACATGAACTATATGCTAATGATGATCTACTATTAGATAATATTAATGAGATTAATAATCTTTCTTATAGTGTTATAATTTCTGAAAGCGGATATGGAATTAGAATTGATCGTTCAAGCATAGTAGATAATACAGTTTATACTGCTAATGGAATGGTTCCCCCATCAATATATGATTATAGTGGAGTATTTAAGTCTAATGTTCCATATAAAGTACAAGGACGATTTGGTTGGGAAAAGGTTCCAGATGCTGTAGAGCTAGCAGCAATTGAATTAATGAAAGACTATTTTGCTAAAGATACAGTATGGAGAAATAAATATATTAAGAATATTTCTACATTCGACTGGGATTTTGAATATACATCAGAAGCGTACGCTGGAACTGGAAATGCATATGCAGACAGACTTCTTGCAGATTACGTAATGGTCAGCAAGGCGGAGATTATCTAATGTATGATCTCATAGACTCCGTCTTGTCTATGCAGTTGGATGTCTATAGACAAACAGAAATTCAAGATCAAGACACAGGTGCAATTAAAAGAGAATGGAATTATCATAGAACTATAGATTGTCATGCAAAGGGAGTTATTAGTAACTCTGCAACAACTCGTTCTAGCGACAAGCAAGTATTTAGCAATAAATATATGAATGATCAAATTATTCAAGTTCGAACATCTGAAAAACTTACAATGCGTGAAAAGGTTACTAATGTTAGAGATGCTGCTGGAAATGTTATTTGGGCGGAAGCAAATTTCCCAACAGAGACTCCCACAGTATTCGAAGTAATTGGAACTACTCCAGTAACAGATCCATTTGGAAACGTTATAGCATTTAACTCATCTATGAAGAGATCGGAGAACCAGCAAATTGGACAATAGCGTAATGTTGGTTCAAGCCGCCAGCGGACTAGAAAGATTAATGGTAGGGAACAGAAATAATGCCCTACTAAAAGATTCTACCGTTGCTCAGATATCTGCTTATATGTATTACAATGCACAAGTAATATCTAAACTAACTACAAATAAAGCATTTCAGTCTAAGTTCTCATCAGTAATATTTGCACAAATAGATAAGGATTTTGGAGAATACATAGACGCACTTGCACGTACTCGTCCTAAATCATTACACCATGTTTATGAATGGAAAAAGGTTGGTAATAAAACTGCAAGATTATTTAAACTAAATTTACTTTCTCAAGAAGGTCTATCGTTTAAAGTTGGCTATCAATTTACGCCATCTAAATCTTTTGTCCCAGCAAGCAAACATTCTAGACGCAGACATGTATTTACAAATAAGGCGGAGATTATGGAAAACGGAACACCTTTAGTTATTTCTCCAAAGCATGCGGAAAGACTCGTATTTGAAGTAGATGGAGGAACTGTATTTATGCCTAAAGGACAATCTGTAAAGATTAAAAGACCAGGTGGAACTGCTGCAACAAATCAGTTCACCCTTGCACATGGAAAATTCTTTAGCTCTAACCTAGTTGGACTATCTATTCGTAAGTCTGGATTTCAAAGAATATTTAATGCAGGTATGGCTAAGTCTTTAAGAATTCCTACTAATATAAAAAGAGTTCAATTTTCTTTTAGTCCTAATGCTATTAGAGCGCAGGCAGATGCTGCATTATCACAATCATTTGGAGGCGTACTATGACAGCAAACTATAAATTAGATGCCATGCTAGAGCTTCGTAAGTTCTTGTGGAATGAGTTGAAGACTCGCAATATATTTGACGATGAGGATTATTGGTCAGATAATTTAAATGAGAATATTATCCCTATCGTGCCAGTACAGCAAACTGCAGAAATGAATCAATTTTTGAGCGGGAAGAAGCATATAGTCTACGACAAGATAGGCATGTCCTATGAAGATAATTGGATGATATGCTGCGAGCAGATCCTATTTACCATATATTCAACAGACTTTGCAGAAATCAATGAGATTAGAAACTATATGACAGATCAATTTAGACGCATGGATGAGTCAGCCAGAGATATAAATTACTGGTCAGGACTGTCTGATAAGTTTAAATTTCATTCAATATTTGTAGCAGACATATCCCCAACTGCTCCTTCTGAGGAGTTGCAGGGATTTTTCTCTACAGACGTAATACTTGAAATCAAGTATTCAAGAATTTTAGACGGGCAGGGCAGATTCCTCTAAGGTTTGCCTTTTGACCCTTTATAGCCTAAAATTGGATAAGAGGAAAGAAGCCTAGCCAGCTCGATTTTTAAAACTAAATATCACGAATTCCAGGAGGTGGAAATAAGATATGGCACAAAACGCAGGTAATGCTAAAAATATTCTCGTTGGTGCATCCCCATTGTTCATTTCGAATATCGACTCAACAGTAGCAGGATACGCAACATATGAGAATTCAGAGCCAGGAACAACTAATGCAGGTGCATTTGTTACAGGAACATCCTATACAGATACACTTAACGCAAAAGACTCTGGCACATTTTACTACAGAAACGTAGGATTTACCAACAATGGTCTTCAGATTACATATAATCCAACATATGATTCAGTAACCGTTGACCAGTTGCTTGATACAGCTAAGCTGTTCAAGTCAGCGATGGAGGTTATGATCGCAACAGAAATGTCAGAAGGTACACTAGAAAATACTCTAGTTATTTTCGGACAACCAGATGATCCAACCAACAACACTGCTATTAGCCAGGATAACACCATTATCTCAACAGGTTCTGGTACATCCAAGAAAGACACACTAGGTATCGCAGCAGGTGCTCTCGGAATTGCTCCGACAGAGCGTCAGCTAGTTGCAGTTGGTCAAGCACCAACTACATCAGGTTCAAAGACAGAGCGTGTATATTATGCACGTCGTGTTCTCTCTGTACAACAGTCACAGTTTACTTTGGCTCGTTCAACAGCAACTACATTTCCAGTAACCTTCCGTCTTCTCCCAACCGCTATGTCGGGTTATGAGGGCCAGGAGTACGGCAAGATTATTGACCGTGTATTGGTAGCATAATAGCTAATCAGTAATTAACAGAGGCCCCTGAATTTTCAGGGGCTTTCTGCTTGTGTTTATAATATGCATTTGTTATAATGATTACAACTATCCATAAGGAGGATAAATTGGCTACAACCGTATATAATGTAGAAGAAATTCAACTACAAAATGGGCAATCAGTAAAGCTCAAACCACTATCAATTAAAGAGCTTCGTAAGTTTATGGAAGCTATTCAAAAGACATCAACAGTTACTACAGAAGGCGAGACACTAACAATTCTTATTGACGCATGTGCAATTGCCTTGGAAAAACAATTACCAGATTTGGTAAAAGATAGAGATGCACTAGAAGATGTCCTCGATGTTCCTACAATGAACCGCATTCTTGAAGTTTGCGGAGGAATTAAACTTGACGACCCAAACCTTCTAGCGGCAGCGGTTCTGGCTGGTCAGAACTAGATCTAGCCGCATTAGAGGGAGAAGTATTTCTCCTAGGACATTGGAAGAACTACCAGGATCTAGAAGAAAATCTTTCAATGCCAGAATTACTAATAACCTTAGAAGCAATGAAGAAAAAAGAACATGATGAAAAAAAGTTTCAAGCTTCGCTTAAAGGTGTAGATATTGGTAATTATAAAGAAGAGGAAAAGAGTACAAGTTTTGACGATGTTCGTCTGAGAGCCGCAGGAATAAATGCAAGTTCAGAAGACGTCGTCTCGCTCCAAGGAGCATTTGCAGCGCAAGCTGGATTTGGAATTGGCGCAGGCTTAGGATACTCGAAGGAGTAATATATAAATGGCTGATGAAGTAATCAGTACGAAAATAGTCGCTGATGCCGACTTCTCAGGTCTTATTGCCGATGTGCATAAGGTCACAGCCAGCTTATCTAAATTACAAGAAAATCTTGCCAACTCTAATAAGATGTTGGCAAACAATGTTGCTGTAATAAATAGAAATTTTGCAGATACACTAAGAAGTACAAGTCAATTCTCATCACACTTTGTAAGCCTAACATCCGATGTTGAAAAATTCGGAAAGAATCTAGATAGCGGAAGGCTTAAGCTTAGAGACTATTTTAATACATACCAAGGCCATATTAAGACATCTGGCGGATTAATAAGAGATCTAGCCAAACAGCAAGTCGCTATGCAAAATGCTATCTTGCAACCCCTGGGACGAAATGCTCAGGGGCTTATGCAATTTAACGTACATGTTCCTAGAGGATTAGATGCCATAAAGAGCAAGACCGCTCTTGCAAGACAAGAACTTGCAATCATGAATAAGGTTATTCAAGATGGTGCAGTACAACTTATTAACTGGGGTAAAAATACTCAGTGGGCAGGTCGTCAGCTTACTGTAGGTTTGACACTTCCATTAACGGCATTTGGTAAAGCTGCAGCTGATGCATTTAAGGTGGCTGATCAAGAATTAACTCGTCTTACTAAGGTTTATGGAGATGTGGCTGGAACATCTGCTCAAGAATTAGGTAAAGTTAGACGAGAAGTAATTGCAACAGCAAAAGAATTGTCTGCTGCATATGGAACAAGTTTTAGCGAAACAATATCTTTAGCTGCTGATATTGCAGCAACTGGTAAACAAGGACAGGAACTTTTAGATTCAGTAAAAGAAACTAGTCGTTTAGCAGTACTTGGTGAAGTTGATAGACAAGATGCCATGAAGGCAACCCTTGCTATTCAGTCTGCATTTAAAGCAAATACTGAAGAGTTAACTAATTCAATTAACTTCTTAAACGCAGTTGAAAACCAAACTTCAACAACTCTTAATGATCTAGTAGAAGCAATTCCAAAAGCTGGACCAGTTATTAAGGGACTGGGTGGAAGCGTACAAGATTTAGCTTTATATTTAACTGCTATGCGTGAAGGCGGAATTTCAGCATCAGAAGGTGCAAATGCATTAAAGTCTGCACTAGCATCTTTAATTAATCCTACAGATAAAGCCGTAGAAAAGTTTCAAACACTAGGAATTGATCTTTTAGGAATTGTAAATCAAAATGCTGGAAATGTTACTGGTACATTATTGGCTTTACAATCAGCATTAGATAAATTAAATCCTTTACAGAAACAACAGGCTATTGAACAACTATTTGGTAAATTTCAATTCTCACGTCTAAACGCCCTATTTGAAAACCTTGGTCGTCAGGGAAGCCAAACATTACAAGTATTAGATTTGATGAAAGCGAGCACTTCGGACCTTGCATCTGTTGCTGGTCGAGAATTAAGTGCAGTAACAGAATCTGCATCTGGTAGATATCGTAGAGCTCTAGAAAGCCTTAAGGCTGATCTAGCAGGAGTCGGAGAAGAATTTTTAACTATTGGAACTAAGTTAATTGGTATTGTAGATAAAGCATTGCAGTTTTTTAATAATTTGCCAAAACCAATTAAAACTGCTGTTACATTTTTAGGAGCACTTACAGCAGTTGCTGGACCGTTGATTATGTTAACTGGTCTACTAGCTAACTTCTTTGGTTATATTCTAAAGGGCGCAATGCATATGAAGGCATTCTTCAAGGGTGGAGAAGGATGGAAATATTTAACGCCAGAAATGATTGCGGCAGAAAAAGCTGGCAAGATGTTGGAGCAAACATTTTATAGCGATGCAAAAGCAGCATCTATATTACAGTTAGCACTTAAGAACCTTATTGATGAATTTAGTATATTAGAAGCAAAAGCAAAGTCTGGTGCAATTTCTGTTAATCCTGCAGTTTCTACTATGGGTGGAAATCTTGTTATGGGCGCTGGCGGACGTGTAGTAAATCCACAGCATCCACTTGCAGGAGAAATGGGAACTCGTGCTTCAACTCATATGGTTCCTCGTGCAGCTTTGTCAGAAGAACAAAGAATGCAACAGACAATATTTGGCCTTGTTCCAGGATCTATTCCAGTAAATAGAAAAATTGGTGATGCTCCACAGATTTATATGAATGAGCCACTACCACCAGTTCCAGGCTTAACAACAATTGGCGGAGTTTCAACAGGCGTAGTTGCTGGAGAAGCAGCAAGACATCACGCAATGATGGCAACACTTGCAATGCAATCAAAGTCAGAAATTGAAATGCTAAAGAAACAAATAGCAACAACTGGTGTTGTAAGCAAAGACTTTATGAATCAGTTTGATGATATATTGCCTATTGTTTCTGGTATTACAGATAATGCTGCAAAGCAATCATCTCTAATTGTTGCAGAACTTCGTGCTGGTAAATTAACTGTAGATCAAGCTCG